TTCTTCATAGACCAATAGGTCGCCACCTTCGGCATATCGTTCGGGTGGTTTTGCGCGGAATGACAACAATGTCTCGGCATTGATGAGAGTATCACCTGTACCAAAGAAGGTGTTACCAAACTCTTGGTCAAACTGAAGTTTGGATGTGTTCGCGATTGTCTGTCGTTTCCATTCCTCGTCTCTGCCTGGCACATCATGCCAGTTTACGGTAAACGGAATAAACTCATTTGTCTTTTGTACTGCCCCTTCCCATATCTTATGGTAGGTATTACCGATACCATTTGCGGTAGACGTAACAATCACCTTGGTATCCTTACCCGCAGAGATAACAGGATAGGTAGAAGTATAGAACTCGTTTGCTCTTTCCACAAACGCAAATTCGTCTAGGAACAATAGGTTCACTGACATACCACGGATTGAACTACCACTGGTTGCACTCGCAATGATACGAGAGTTATTACTGAACTCTATAGAACCTTTATTGAGTGCTTTGCATCCAGGTTGGAGAAAGAAAGGTAAGTTCTCCAACATAAGCGTGACCCGTGATAACATCTCTCTTGCAGTCGCACCTTTGTTCGCGAGTATAGCAATAGTTTTCTCACTATGAAAACAAGCATACCATAATATATATCCAACCGAACTGATTGACTTACCACTCTGTCTACAGGCAAGCACAACAGAGAAACGATTGTTATTAAAGTGTTCGAACATCTTCTCTTGGTACGGATACAAGTCAAACGGAACTAGTCCATCATCAAGGGATATTACTTTAAGATATTTCTTACAGAAGTAAACAGGGTCTTTGCCGCACTTGACATACTCCTTTACTTCTTCTTCTGTAAAATTATGTTGGACGCCATCTCGTTTAACATTTATGTTACCGAGATATGTGTCACTTCTCTGGTTCAACATCTATCACTTTACTTTCATTCTGTATCAGTCTCTGTAGGTCTGTTGTTGTTCCTACAAAAAGATTGTTCGTCACATTCTTGGCATCCTGAACAATCTCTTCTTTATTGATGTCCTTGTTCTTCTTATTTAAGTCCATCAACTTATCGTTTACATCTGCGATACCTTTTATCATATTTGATAATACTTCGAACGCACGAGGGTGTTCACTCTCACGAGCAACTTCAATCATCAAGTCTAATGACTCCCGACCCTTTTCTATCAACTCATAATATGTATCACGCGAATATTCGTAATCCGCTTTAATAGTTTTTTCTTCACTCATTACAATCCATCGCTATCCATATAGGTTAATGTAAATCCATAGTCACTATCCACACTCACTGAATTAGGATTAGGTGTTATCTTTACTGTACTTATATATTCATCTGAGTCCGCACCTTGTATAAAATAGTTTGTACGAACGTCACGTATAATTTGTTGTCCAGTATCAGATAGTGGACCATGTAAAAGAATATCCATTTTAAATGATAAAGTATATACAATAGTTCTTCTTGAACCTAATTGTGATGATTGTTCGTCTGATACACTTACATTAGTCAAAGATATTGGAACATCCTCAAGTAATGTGGGTATGTCGGCAAAGGGTTTTACTGTTACTGTGTACTGAGGAACAAAATATGGTAGTATCTGTTCTACGACTTGTAAAGCATCGTCTTGATTCTTAGCATATATATTGAGAGCAAACCCTATACTATAAGGAGTCGCAGAATAAAGTCTTTGTCTTGATACAACACTATTTTGAATTGCTTTGGACATAGTGTTTATTTTTGGTAACTGTCGTGTGTTGTCATACGCCATACTTGTTATCTCAAATGACATACGCGGTAACTTGATTGCAAGTTTATATTCTGATTCGCCTGTCCCTATATCTTCTATACGAGATAAAAAGTCTCTTTTCTTAGCATAAGATAAAGGAACCTTTACCTGAGATATAACTTGATTAGAAGCATTAGTCCTAATTATATTAAGGTTGTTAAACAGAGAACCGAATACGGAAACTGCAGTTCTAATTCTCTTGTGATAAAAATGACCACCAAACATTATTCAATATCTCCAAATGGATTGCTCTCTGAGAAGTCTAAGAAGTCTGCTTCAAAGTCATCAAAGATTTTATTCTGAGAATCACTTTGTATCTTTTGTAGTTCTTCAACGAGAGTAGGTGTCGCAAACTTATTACTTGTACCACCTACCACAAGTTTAGTCGTACCAAACTCTTTGAATGTTCCGTCCGTTGAACCTGCGTGAGCAACATGCATAACTTTATCAGAATCACTCCAACGAGTAATCTCACCCTTCATAGCATATGTGCTGAATGTCTGTGTAATTGTTTCACCTAATATGAAACCTGAACCTGAGTCTAATGTTAATTTATATTGGAAAGCACTTTCTGATTCAACTACATCAATATTCGCAATGTTAGTATCGAAGTCTTCATCATTGTATTCAAATAACTCACAAGTAAGTTTGTATGTTGGAAGTTGACCGAGTTGGAAGAATGGGTCATAGTTGCTTGCTTTTGTAATCTGGAATATAGTATTAGACATCGGTAAATATATCAAGTCACCTTCACGAGGTCTGAAGTTATTCTCTGTGAGTTTACGACCAATTAATTCTCTCCACCTTTTTATGGAAACAACAAAGGTTGCCGTATCTCTTATTTCAATACCAAACTTAGCAAAGAGTTCTCCGTCTCCTTCAAACTGATTACCATCAAGATACATCTCAATCTTGTATGCTTCACCAAATCGTGAAGGTACATCATCAAGAAATATTTTATCCTTGTTGACTATCTCTCTTGGCAAATAGTATAGGTCTTGTCCATAGAATTGAAGTGACTCAATCACCAGACTTTCTACGAGTGACTGCTCTGACCTTACATTGTGTTTGAAATACTTACTAGTCGCCATTGTCTATCCTACAAAGAAACTGACAGGAGTATCGTATGTCCCTATAAGTCTTTTTCGTATTGCTTCTATTTCTGATTGTGCTTCTTGTTTTATATTACTACCATCTAACTTTACTCCTCCTGGAAGTGTAATACCATCAAACTTAGATATGTTTTCTCCCCACTGTAATTTTATTAGTGCAGTTGTATATTCTTTCATAAACATATCATTATATACATTCGCAAGAGCAGGTGATGTAGACACAAACATTTCTACCATAACCTTATCTCCTGCAACGAGTTCTCCTCCGGAACCAAGGTCTCCTTGAATATAGAGTTTTGAATCTATACGATTGAAGTTAATTTGAGGATGACCTGTTAATTTCATATCAATAGTAGAAAGAAATTGCTCCATTTGTTCTAGATAAGCAAGGTCTCCGATACCTGTGTGTAGGTCATTTATATCATTAAGTCTCATTTGATATTTTATATCAAAGAAGTTTACTGAGGTTGTATCACTGTTAATTGGAAATATGCGATATACACTAAGTATTCTATCGTTATATGCACCATCAAATGCCGCATTCAAATCAATATACTTATTAGTAATCATTGCTTCTGTTATGGTCACTGATTGGGCAATCCTTGAACTACCATCACCATTATATTCCATCCATAATTGTAACGCATCATCAAGTCGGTCTTCTATCTGTTCGTCATCAATATTAATCTCGATAACAGGGTGACCTAACCTACGAAGACAGTAGTCTATCAGTTGGTTCCTTGACTGTGGTTTCGCCATTTCTTAACTCCAAATAGCAGTTGCTATTGTTTGAACGAATGTATCCTCACCACTTACATCAGTAGCGGCACCGCCATCCTCAACAAATTTCTTTAATGTTACTTCTCTGTGTCTAGCATTCCCTACTACACCATCTTCAGTATAGGTATCGAAATATGATGCTCGTATTACAGGGTGTTTATCATTTGCGGTATCTTCCGCAGTTGAATCTATTGCGGGTGTTACCATCACTTCACTTAAAACACTTGTTTTTGTTATTGCCATTTTTTTACTCTCTTAGTTTGGTTTATACTCTTATTTATACCAAAAATACCTTTGGAATATTGGTTTTCTTTTTCATTCTTTTCCCAGAACTTCTTATCGACTTCCTCAAATATCTCTTTGTTATACTGTTTTTCTTTCGTATGCTTTGACATTCGTTATAG